ATCTAAGTGTTTATACATTATTTTATAATTACCACCCTTTGCTGCTATATTTAAGTCTAATAATGCTTTTCTAATGTTCCCATTATTTCTTTTATACGCTTCAATATAATCTTGTGATGTTAATTTAACAGTTTTATTTTTATCTGATATATTTCTACCTCGCCAAGTTTTTGTTAGTGAATGACAATTTGGACAGAGTGCGATTAAGTTATCTCTTTGATTATTTTTATTATTTCCGTCTTTATGCTCCAATTCAAGAACCAAATCACATTCCAACCATTTATCCAAACCACAATTAAAACATTTTTTATCTTGTTCCAAGATAACTCTCATTCTTAAATTATCAAATTTTAATGTGTTAAATTCGGCGTTTAAAATTTTATCTTCTTTAATTTTTTCTAGAAATTTATCACCTGTTACACCTTTAAATTTTGCTTGATAATACTCTTTCTCAAGTCTTTTATTTTTTTCTTTCTCAGTTTCAACCCTTTCTTTTGTTCTATAAGTGTTAGAACAATATATCGAACAAAATTGATGATTTCTTGTTTTTATTTCTTTACCACATTTAAGACAAGTTATTACCTTAACCCTATAGATATTTTTACTTATATTTTTTATTTTAGTTTTTTTACAATTATTACAATGGTACGATATTGTGGATTTTGAACATCCTAATATTTCTTTTATTTGATTATAGGTTTTACCTTCACTTCTTAATTTTAATATTTCTTCTTTCATATTAATAAATATATGTAAACTTAAGAAAATCGAACCAATACTTAAAAAAAATTTTTTTAACCTGTCTTCCCGCCGAGAGTCGAACTCGGCCCCATATGTTAAAAGCATATTGCATACACCAGTTTGCTACGAGAAGGATTGGTGCATCCAGTGGGCCTCGAACCCACAGCCTTCTCCTTAAAAGGGAGTAGCCCGTCCACTTGAGCTTTGGATGCTTATTTAAGGACAATATCTTGTCCATTAGACATCCGTAGCTGTTGACCACAGATGCCTTTTAACGTTTGGATTTTCGTTTAGAAGTTAAGGCAGTCTTTTTCATAATGCGTTTTTTTATTTATGTTAAAAATAATTTTTGTGAGGTGAAAAGGAATCGAACCTAATTCAGCATTGGTTTGCACAGGCGTTACAGTGCCCTACCGTGTCCATAACGGCCTACAACCTCATTTGTGCCTCTCTCTGCACCCGTCATACCATGTTGTATTCTGTTAACCCCAAATGGGTCCTAACGGTAACACGAGTATCAAAAACCAGTATATTTTTATTTGAATAATTTACCTTTATAAAAGCTTTCAATAAAAGAATCGATATCTGTATCATCAATTAAATCTGGTGATAAAAATTTATTAACTTTGTTATTATAATCCATGTATCCAGATTTAGTGTTAGACACTAAAATATTAACACTACTTTCAGATATCACCTCTTCAAATACATGAATCCAATTTTCTAAATCCTCTCCTTCGTCTTCAAACTTTTTAACGGTAGTTTTCAACTTTTTAATGAAGGTTTCGTTACCTTTTTTAGGTATGTAAAAATTCCATTCTTCACCTTCGTGACCGTTTCGTTCTTCTATCCAATAATATTTACTCATATTAATTTTTTTTGGAGTCGATAAGGTGAATCGAACACCCGTCCGAGCCTTGGATTAAAGCTCTATTAACCCAGCATGTATTTCTCTATGACAATTAGCACACACCATAATACATTTATCAACTTCTTCTTTTAAAACATCCCAAGTTCTATTCATATAAGTCAATTCAAATTTTTTTTCCAATTGATTAATATGATGAAAATCTAATGCTTGTATACATTTACTATAACCACAAATTTTACAAGCACCACCTTTATATTCAACTAATTTCTTTTTATTTAATCTTCTATGATTTAAACTAGCATCAATATTTTTTTGTTTACGTTCATGTTCTGTTAATACTTTTTTGGGTGAAATATCTAAGTATTTTAAAACAGTAAATTTAGACCATCCAAATTTTTCAGCTGTTTTAGTTGAAGATTTTGTATCATTATAAAATTGTTGCATTAATTTAATTTCTTCTTCATTAGGCGACCTAAATTCGTTAAAATTTTCTAAACCAGCATTTTTACAATGATATGAAATTGTTCCTTTGGAACAATTTAATTCACTTATTATTTCACTATATGTCTTTCCACTTTTTCTTAATGAAATAATTTTTTCTTTTAAACTATCTTCCATACAATATTATTTATAATAATAAATATGTAGAAAGTTCAAAAAAGATTGAGCATCATACAGAAATCGAATCTGCGTCCCCACATTGGCAATGTGGTATAATAGCCACTATACGATATCGACATGAATACCGAGAAGCAATGCATTGCTTGTGGAAGTCTCGGTCCCAAACTTTAACCCACATTGTGCAGATAGAAGGAATCGAACCCTCTCCCTCTGGGTGGAAGCCAGATATACAAGTGCTTTCGCTACCGTTATACGATACCTGCAAATATTTTATTTTCGTCCTTTAATCCATCCATCGCTGATATATGAATCAAGGTCTTCTTTCTTAATCTTTTTATTCTCACCGTTTCTCGTTATCCAACAAGTTCCATACTGAGAGTTTGTTTGACCAACACCTATTCCTTTAGATGATTTACTCATTAATTTTTTCGTTTCATTTGAATGCTTTCTACCTTTCCAATTACATATGTTGTTTTCTAAATTATTACCATTTTTCTCAAAATTTTTAATCCCACCTTTAGAACGCCAAATATTTAATTTATCATAATATTTTTCATCAGTGATTTTACGACCTTTTTTAACACCTTCTATTGATATGTATCCACCTTCACCACCAATTACAAGATTCATACACAAATCTTCTCTAAGAAGTTCTTCATTTACAATTTCCTTCTCTCTCTTTTTTAATTCTTCCCTACTTGAACAAAATTCCAGTATCTCTTTCTCATGATTTTCTTTCCCATGATAATTGATAGAAAACCAAAGTCGTTTTCCGCTCCCAAAATAACCATCATCCAGATTATCGGTTGAGTGCATTCCGATATAATATCTTTGTGTTACTTTACAAGTAATTTTATAGATATAATGATGTTTCCTTTCTTTCCTTGCCATATATTCATTTCTATATAAATATACGATAAGTACAAAAAGGTCAAGGAGCGAGAGATGGGAATCGAACCCACATTATTCCTACTTGGAAGGAAGGTGCCATGCCACTAGGCGACTCTCGCATTATCAATTTCTTAGTCATCATTTCTGATGTGCAGCTATCACTACGTGCAAGTGAATTGATTTAGATAGCTAGCCAGTGGAGAGACTCGAACTCCCGATGTTTGTGTGGCACTTTACAAAAGTGCTGTTGTCGCCGCTGAACCACACTGGCATTTTGATTTTTACGCTACTACTAGTGCTAGTCTATAAAATCATAACAGTCTTGTCCTGTGAGAGTGGTAAGATTCGAACCTACTAAGCCTGTTAAGGCAACTGGGTTACAGCCAGCCCCAACACTCCAACGTTGGCGCACTCCCAAGATTATTTTCTATGATTCCGTGTACGGTCTATGAAAATATAACAGTCTAAAGCGTGGGATTATAAGGACTCGAACCTTAGAACCCGAAGGAGCTGATTTACAGTCAGCTGCAATTGCCGCTATGCGATAATCCCAAAAACAGAATGGCATGTTTGTTTCAAGTAAAAGTTTGATTTGTTAATTTGCTGTATCCATTCTTTAGTTGAGTCTGGTAGATTTGAACTACCATTTTCAGGGTCAAAACCTGACGAACTGCCATTATTCGAAGACTCAAAATCATTTTAACTATGGGACAATATATGTACTTCCTAAACTCGTATAGTACTAACCGAATATGTCGAGTGGGTCAGAATCGAACTGACTAACTGACGGCTCCAGACCGCCTGTGCTTAAAACCTTAGTCACCACTCGTTAAAAGTAGGGCAAATGAGACTCGAACTCATAACCTCTCGGACCCAAACCGAGAAATCTGCCAATTGATATACTGCCCTATGAAAATCCAACATGTCAAAGTACACTTTGGTCAATTTTTTATTTGGTGACCTACCAAAAACTAAAAACCCTAGTCTGTTTTTATTCGGACTAGGGTTATCATATCTTGTTTTTCTTTTGTCTGGGTTAAACCCATTCACCTTCGAAAGCGACACACATAACCTGTCCTCTTGGCCCTTGTTTACCTTGGCCTTGCGGTTTTCCTGTATACTGATATGTGGTCGTCTTTTTCATTTCTTTTTTGTCTTGTGGGTTGCCCCGTTTTTAATTAAATATCTCTTTGTTTATAAATGTACTGCAAAGGTACTAAACTTTTTTTATTTTGTCAAGCTTTTTGCAGTATTTTTTTAAAATAATAATCGTGTTGCCTTGTTATACACTACTCTCTGATGTTTAGCACTTGGCTTTCTGGAAGTTGGAATTGAACCAAAACTATCATTATTTCAATACAAAGGTACGGGTTTTTTTTGATACTTGCAAGCTTTTCCTAAAAAATATTTAGGGTTCGTCTTCCGAAGATTCATCTTCTATAACTTCTTCTACCTTCTCACTTACTTCATCAATGGTTTCGCTTACCTCGTCCATTGTCTCTTGAAGACTAGACAATCCGCTGGAAAGCACTTGTCTGGTTTCTTCGTTTTCTATTGCTTGACGGTTTACACTCATTTGAATGAAGATGCTAAGGTATATGGCTTCAAGCGACACTATGGTTGTAAGAACCAATAGAACATCACTGCTTGAAAAACCAAAGAGTATAAGTGAACACATGAACACAAAGAAAACACTATGTAAGAATAATGATGATGGGGTTCCTACCCAGAATATCATTTTATCGATTAGTGTTTTCTTTTTCATGTCTTGTTACTCCTTTTTTCTTGTTCTTTTCTTAGGTTTTTCAACTGCTGGATTCATCTTATCTCTTAGTTCAGCAGCCTTTTCATAGTCTTCTTTTTCTAGGGCCTCTTGAAGTTGCTCTTCAAGCGTTTTCTCCACGAGCTTGGGTTCTTCAACCCTACCACCAAGCCTCTTAGGGTCATCCGTTACGATTACCTTAACGATATCTCCTTGTGGCGTGTGCCATATCCTTTTTTCGAAATACAGAACACCATCAAATCCAGATTCTATTTCATCTGGGTCACCGAGGTTAGTATCCAGCGTCCTTTCCATACCTTCCAATGGTATAGCAGATTCAAGACCCATCATCATCTCAATCATCTTCCTAGCTTCATCTCTAAGCCTAGAGGTATCGCTATTCTTTTTGGGTTTGTTTCTGTTATTTAAAAAGTCATTAAACAAATCGTTAAAACCTTTATCCATAGTTGTTTTTTTATTTTGTTATATTCTGATATAAATATATCTCGAACAACAAATATACGAATTCTAAAGCTTAATGTCAAGTTATGATTTCAATAAAAGCTCCTTTATTTCATTGAATACAATCCTGTGGTTATCCTTGTATTCGGTCCAAGCCAATCCCATAGCCTTCAAGTCATAATGCTTTACTATCGTGCTGTATTCTGTTGTGCCTTCTGGAAAGCCAATGATATAAATAACATCAGCCAATTCGATTGCCAGCTTTATATCATGGGTGGAAAATATAATCGTATTATACTCGTTATCATCCTTGATTCTTTCGAACGCTTGCTTAACCCTTTCTATATTTCCAACATCCAATCCAGAGAATGGTTCGTCAAGAATCATGAAGTGTTTTGATGAAAGGATTTGCTCTATGATGGCTGTGCGTTGACGTTGGCCACCAGATAATTCGCATGAATACTTCTTACGGTGTTCAGATAAGCCCCATTCGTCCAGATACTTGGTAATAAGGGCTTCTTTTTCTTCCTTTTTCATAGCAGACTTACGCATAGCGTAGTGCATTATATCTTCCACCGTCTTATGGCGAAAAAGCGTATATTTCTGGTCAACAAAACCCATATCGCCTTCTTCGATTATCTTAGCGTCATTGACATCTGATGTTCTCATATCCGTAATTAGTATCTGACCGCTTGTTGGTTTAATCAAGCCAGTCAGAGCCTTGAATAGGGTAGACTTACCACGACCAGAACGACCTATGATTGCAACAACTTGTCCTGTAGATGCATGACCCTCTCTTACAACATTTTTGATGACCATATTGATGTCTTTCAAGACAGGTTTTTGACCATAACCAACACTTAATTTATCCACGTAAAGGATTGTGTCTTTTTCTGAGTATTGTATCATATTAAAAATTTGAGTATGTAAAAATAAGCTTGCGAAGGCTTGTGATTATGAAGTCCAAAGATAAGCCAAGCAATACGATTATTATTTGCAATGCGATTACTTTTCCGCTATCACCAAGCTTATCATTGTTTTTTATCAAGAACCCAAGACCACCAGCGGCAACCAAGATAGACTCTACCGTAACAAGCATCATCCATACGATTGCTAGGTTTTGTCTTACGAGTTCAAATACGTAGTCCAGCCTACCCTTTATAACCACTTCCCATAGTATCTCCCAACGACTACAACCAAGTGTCCTAGCGTGGTCAAATTCTTCTGGTTGAATATCCTTTATCATTTGAATCAAGCTGGTTGTAAGAAAGGTTGTCATGAATACAACCAATACCCAAACCTGCAAGACCCTAGCATCGTTTATCATGATTGCTAGATAGAACGCTATACCTGTTAATGGCAAGTATCTCAGCTTAGATATGAATGTGCCTATTGGGGAAAAGAAAGGTATCGCTGAAGAATAAGCTAGGAACAATGATATTAGTATCGATATGAAGACAGCTTTTCCGCAAAGTGCTATCGAACTTACTATGTGAACAACCAGACCCTCTTTCCATAGGTCAACAAGGCCGCTACCAACTTGTTTTGGTGTTGGGAATAAATGGGTGTCGCCAAAGCTACAGGCAACCCAAAAAGCTACTAGGATAAACAACCAAGTAGTCATTATGCTAGATGTTGTTTTGGAGGATAATTCCTCAAATGGCTTAAGTATTTTCTTCATTAGTATTATTTGATGACAAAGGTACAAAATGTTTTTTTAATTTCCAAGCTTTATTAAATAAAAAAACCCCAGCATTATGCTGAGGTTTTGATAAGTATGTGTTGATTATTTCAACAGTGTGATATCAACTCTACGGTTCTTAGCACGACCAGTAGCTGTGTTGTTATCAGCAATTGGATTGCTATCACCTTTACCATCTACAAGTTGGAACCTCGAACTGGAAATACCTCTCGAAGTCAAGTATTGTACCACAGAGTTTGCACGACCCTTAGACAGCGTTACATTTGATGCTGCATCACCAACGTTATCGGTATAACCAACTATCTGAAGCTTGGTTTGTTCTGCTTGAACAAGAAGGTTGTATATGGTTGTGAGGTCTTTTTCTGAACCTTCGATAGCTGTGCTACCAGTAGCGAAGTTTATATTCCAGTGACCATTAGCCATAACTTCTGTCTTGTTTTTGCTGTAGTCTTGTTTCGTAGCTGTACCAGCGTCAACATCAGAGATAGACTTCAAGAAGTACAAGTTAACAGCATCTTCATAACCCAATACACCGTCTTTACATGTCTGATTAAATCCACCTGCGTTCAGGTCCGTCAAGTAACTAGATACTTGGTTGTATACCGCTTTATAACGATTGTTACCATCTGTTACACCGAAGTATTGGAGAGCATCAGCGTAGTTGAATACAAGCGTACCGCCTACATGATAGTCAAGACCATCTTTGGTACCTGTTTGACCCTTGAACATATCGTACCAGTACTTACCAGTTTCGAAGTTATAGGTCTTAGCTACACACTCAGATGCTTTTACCGCCCATTCATCATATAGCTTGAACTGGTTATTAGCTGTATATGTTTGCTTAAGGATATTCGTTACTTCTTTTTCGTGTGACAAAGCGTATTCTTGAATAACGAATACACAAGTTGCCATTTGGTTTACGAAGTCTTTGGTAGATACCACATCTGTAAATCCGCTGAGGTTATCAAAAGCAAGCTTATCACCTGGCGTCCACGTAACACCGCCTGTGATTTGTTTATTAACGGTTTTACCTGTAAGCTTACCATTCTTAACCTCTTTCAAAGGTATGGTATATCCAGTTTTTTGTGACTTGATAAGGTCTTTGATTGCTTCGATATAGTCATCGTTAGGTGCAGGTACGAAGTTAACCGCTTCAGCATCATAAGTTGTAGGGTCTGGGTTAATCGCTACCTTATTAGCTGAACAATAGTTCACAGCTACAACCCAGTCACCATCACCGATTACGGCTGAGATAACAGAACCCTTAAGGCTTTGAGGATTGTCTTTCCATGCTTTAGGTCCTATCAGCTTGTCTTCACCATATGATAGACCAATAGCACCGATGTTTTTGATATGATACTTGCCTTTACCAAACTTTTGGTCAAGTGCTTGTTGAGTAGTTGTCTGGTAGTATGGACCACCATCACCCATGATACTAACAGCAAACGCTGATTTTTCAGAAGTAGGATTAGCATTACCAGCAGCGAGTTCTTCAACGAATTTGAGTTGCATATTACGAAGGTCGTTAACACCATCCATACGAACTATTTCGAGATTTACATCAGCAGCTTCCATAAGACTACCTTTGGTAGTACGAGGGCCACCATTAGCTACAATCATACCAGAGTTACCATTCCAAGCGTATTCAGCGATACGCATAAGTGGCTTATTGGCTACGCTGGTTGATGGCGTGGTAGAAGGCAAAGGCAGCTTTTCGCCTTTGGTTACGTTGTCAAGCTTATCTGAACTAAGGGTAAGACCCTTGAGTTGTTTTGAAGCGGTTACGCGCAGACCTGGCGATACGAAATATACCCCTACAAGAAGTACTGCGATTGCAAGAGTTACTATGATACCCTCAGCAAGTGTTGTTAGTTTTTTTGTTTTTAGAATTGCTCCCATTGTTATTTTGTTTTTTTTTTTGTTTTTAAATGTTTACGTTACAAAGGTAATAAATGTATTTTATACTACCAAGTTTTTTTTGTTAAAAATTATTAGAACATATCTCCAAAGCCACCAGACTTAAGCTTATCACTCGCTGTGAGTTGA